ATCAGTACATACATTGATGCAGATCAAGATATGATTAATCTGTCACTAAAAGTCGGTATGATTGAAGAGAAGGTGAACTATTTAGAAGCAATTATTAAGATGATAAGTAATAGAGGGTTCCAGTTAAAGACTATTGTTGACTGGGAACGATTTAGAACTGGAGCGATGTAATATAGTATGGAACAAGTTCACGTAGAAAAGATTGATAATGTACATGTCAGAGTAAATGCTGAAGCATCTGTAAAGATGGAGATGAGCGGTTACTTTGAATTCTACGTGCCTGGTTATAAGTTCATGCCCGCATACAAGAATAGAGTATGGGACGGCAAGATTAGACTTATGAATACAATGACTGGCATGATCTATGCTGGTCTGCTTCCTTACATTATTAAGTTCTGTAATGATAGAGACTATGAAGTCGAAGTAGATAGTTCACTCTTACCAGAAACAAAGTACTATGAGAATGCTGGCTATGACTTAGCAAAAGACTTTGATAGTGCATTTGAACCTAGAGACTATCAGAATGATGCTGTAGCACACGCACTATATAATAACAGATCATTGTTTCTATCACCGACAGCATCAGGTAAGTCTTTCATTATATACTTACTGTCTCGCCATCATGTAGAGCAAGGTCGTAAAGTTCTGATCGTTGTACCAACAACATCACTTGTATCTCAAATGTCATCTGACTTTGTAGAATATAACAAGAACAGACCTCTAGACATTCACAAGATTATGGGTGGGGTTGACAAGAACGTAGACGCAGACTATACTGTAACAACGTGGCAATCTATCTACAAGTTAAAGAAAGATTGGTACGAGAAGTTTGATGTTGTAATCGGTGACGAAGCACACTTGTTTAAAGCTAAGTCACTAACTAAAGTACTAGAGAAGACACCGCATGTCAAGTATAGATATGGCTTCACTGGTACATTAGATGAATCGCAGACACACAAGTTAGTACTAGAAGGACTGTTTGGTCCAACTAAAGAAGTAACTGAAACTAAAAAACTAATCGATGACGGTACTCTAGCAGAGTTCGGTATCAAAGCACTTATTCTAGGATATCCACCAGAAACGAGACAGATAAATAAGAATAAGAGTTATCAAGAAGAAATTGACTGGATTGTTCGAAATGAAGCACGTAACAAATTTATTAGAAACCTTGCGTGGTCTCTTGAAGGCAACACGCTTATACTATTTCAATACGTTGACAAGCATGGCAGAGTTTTGCACCCGCTCCTTGAGAAAGATGGAAAAGTCGTACATTTCATTCATGGGGGAGTTGGAGCAGAAGATAGAGAAGCAGTACGAGGCATTGCCGAATCTACTTCAGATAATATCATACTGGCTAGCTATGGTACCTTTTCTACTGGTGTTAACATTAAGCGTCTTGACAATATTATCTTCGCTAGTCCTTCTAAATCTCGCATACGAAATCTCCAGTCGATTGGTAGAGTTCTCAGAAAAGGTAACGGAAAAGATAAAGCAACGCTATATGACATAGTAGACGATCTGCAATGGAAAACAAAAGAAAATTTCGCAGTAAGACATTTTAAGGAAAGAGTAAAGATATACAGTGATCAGGGTTTTGACTTCAAAATCTATAACGTAGACATTAAGGGATAATTATGCCGAATTACGTAACTATTAAGTTGAAGACAGGTAAAGACCTAGTGGGTATCATAGAGCATGACGAAGAAGAGTTCGTTATGATAGACTCCCCTTTAGAAATTAGTATTGATCCAGTACACGGAATGTTCGCTAAGTCTTGGTTACTCCTCTCCGAGGAGAACTCCGTTGTCTTATATAAAGAAGATATATACTACGTGCAATCCGCAAACAACAAAGCAGTCTCGTACTACGAAGACTTCAAAGCTAGAATAAGTGCTTCATATGATGAGCCTGACATACTTACAGATGATGATTATGCCTCAGACTTAGAAGAGATGTATGAAACATTACTTGAATCAAGATCATCAACTAAACATTAGATTAATTCATAAAAGCATTAATATTATTATACACCAAAAGAATCAACCTGTCAAGGGCAAACCGAAAAGAAAAATAATACTTGACAAGTTCCCTATAATATGTTATATTAACAACAATATATACCAAGTGAGGTGACCTATGGCAAGAGCAAAGAGAAATTACGTCAATAACCCTGAGTTTTTACAGGCTATCATTGACTACAAACAACAATGTAAAGATGCAGAGGAATCGGGAGAACCGAACCCTCAGATACCGAATTACATCGGTGAGTGCATCTATCAGATATCAAATCGTCTAGCAACTAAACCTAACTTCTCAGGCTACACATACAAAGAAGAGATGATTAGTGATGGCTTAGAGAATGCTATTCAAGCACTAAAGAACTTTGATCCACAGAAATCTAGCAACCCATTTGCATACTTTACGCAAATTATTTGGTATGCTTTCCTCAGACGTATTGACAAAGAGAAGAAACAAGTGTATATTAGACACAAGGTTACAGAGCAATCTGTACTCACTGGTACTGCCGTCGAGAAAGAAGAAGGCGCATCAGGTGAACCTGGTTACATTGACCTTAATAATGACTACATGAATGATTTCGTATCTAACTACGAGAAGCGAATGGAAACAAAAAGCAAGGCTCAGAAAAAGACAAAGAAGAAGGGGCTTGAAAAGTTTTACGGTGAAGATGAAGGTACTACTGAATGAAGATTGCTATACTAAACGACACGCACTTCGGTGCAAGAAACGATAATGCTGTAATCGCTGAACATCAGAGAAAGTTCTACGATGAAGTTTTCTTTCCTTACTTGAAAGAGAATAACATCGATACTATCTTTCATCTAGGCGATTTGACAGACAGACGTAAGTACATTAACTTTGTAACTGCGCAGACTATGCATGATGTACTATTCAAACGGTGCCAAGAAGACGGTATCAAGATGTATATCATTGCTGGTAATCATGATACGTATTACAAGAATACAAATGATGTCAATAGTTTACGTCAACTCTATGGTCACACATCACTAGAAAATCTAGAACTATACTGGGAGAAGCCAGTTGAGCTAGACATGGATGGGTGTAAGATCATGCTAGTCCCTTGGCTATGTCAAGAGAACTATGAGGAGTCGATAGATGCTATGAATTCAACGAAAGCACAGATACTCATGGGTCACTTTGAGATTACTGGGTTTGAGATGGATAAAGGTCATCTGTGTGATCATGGTATGGATCGTAAAGTCTTTCAGAAGTTTGATGGTGTGTACTCAGGTCACTTTCATCAACCGTCCACTATTGGTAACATATCTTATCTAGGTGCGCAATATGAGATGACTTGGGCTGATCATGCACAGAAGCGTGGCTTCAATGTCTTTGACACTGATACCCGTGAGATGACGCATGTTCAAAATCCAAATCAGCTATTTCATAAGATCCTATACAATGATACTGACATGACTATAGAAGATGTTGCACATTTAGACACTTCCCTCTTGACAAACGCCTTCATAAAGGTTATAGTACAGACTAAGGACAATCCTTATATCTTCGACTTGTTCTTAGATCGTCTACAGCAATCACAAGCCGCAGACATCAAAGTCGTAGAAGATCATCAAAATCTAGACATGATTGATGATGATGAGTTAGTAGATGAGGCGCAAGATACTATGACTATATTGACACAGTACGTACAGAACCTTGAGTTCAAGGGCGACAAAGTAAAAGTTGAGAATTTTTTGAGAGAACTATACAGTGAGGCTTTGAGTGTATGATACATTTTAAGATGATAAGGTTTAAGAATATCTTATCTACGGGTAATTCGTGGACTGAGATACCGTTAGACAATAGTAAGTCTACTCTTATTCTAGGTGAAAATGGTGCAGGCAAATCTACAATGCTTGATGCCATTTCTTTTGCGTTGTATGGTAAAGCTTTTAGAAACATCAACAAGAAGCAACTACTCAACTCTATCAATCAAAAAGACTTGCAAGTAGAGCTTGCATTCAAGATCGGTGCAAAAGACTACAACGTAAAGCGTGGTATCAAACCTAATGTGTTTGAGATTTGGTGTAATGGTGAACTCTTAAATCAAGATGCCGCCGCACGGGATTATCAATCATACCTAGAAGAGAGTATTCTTAAACTGAATTACAAATCTTTTGGGCAAGTAGTTGTTCTGGGTTCTAGTACATTCGTGCCTTTTATGCAACTGAAAGCGAGTGAACGTAGGGCAGTCATCGAAGACTTACTTGATATCCAAATCTTTACAGTAATGAATACGTTACTGAAGGGGAAAGTATCTAACAATAAAGAAGAGATACAAGAGATCAAGTACCAGATCGACTTACTTAAGAATAGTATCGACAATGCTAAGTTACACAACGAATCCATTCGTGAATTAAAAGAAGGTGAAGTTGTTAAACTTAAAGAGAAGTTGAAAGAGCAAATTGCTTTGATCGAAGACGAGCAAGCCGCTGTAGAAGCTATCATGGGTGAAGTACAGCAAATGGCTGAAGGTGTCAGTGACAAAACTGGCATGAAAAAGAAGCTACAAGAACTGGAGAAAATCGATGGTCAACTTTCCACAAAGTTATCCAAGCTACGTAAAGACATCAACTTCTACGAAGACCACGACAACTGTCCAACCTGCAAGCAAGGGATCGAACACGAATTTAAACAAGAAACAATCGAAGAATCCACAGGCAAGATTACAGAAATCGAAAAAGCCCAGACAGAACTCGACAATAGACTTGGAAGCGTAAACAAACGACTTGGTGAGATCGATGATGTAGAGACTGAAATGGCTTCAAAGAACCTTGAGATGTCAGAGCATAACGCTAACTACAAGATGGCGATGAATGTGTGTAAGTCTATCAAAGGCGAACTAACAGAAGCAGAAGAGTCCGTTGAAGCGATAGACAACTCAGAGATAAAGAAGTTCGAAGATGATATGACTACATATCATACTAAACAAAGTCAACTATTCGATGATAAAGAAATGCTATCACTTGTCGCTTCTATGCTAAAAGACGGCGGGATTAAGACACGTATTATTAAGCAGTATGTCCCAGTGATGAATAAGCTAATTAATAAATACTTAGCCGCCATGGATTTCTTTGTGCAATTTGAACTAGATGAAAACTTCAATGAGACTATCAAAAGTCGTTTTCGTGATGTGTTCACATACGCATCGTTCTCTGAAGGTGAGAAGTTACGCATCGATTTAGCACTACTATTTACTTGGAGATCAGTCAGTAAACTACGCAACTCTGTTTCTACTAATCTTTTGATCATGGACGAGATCATGGACTCTAGCCTAGACAATGCAGGTACAGAAGAGTTCTTGAAAATTATTAATGAGATCACAGCCGACTCTAATGTATTCATTATTAGTCACAAGGGTGATCAGTTATATGAGAAGTTTGACCAAGTAATTCGTTTTGAGAAAGTGAAGAACTTTAGCCGTATGGCGGCTTAACGCAACTACTAAGGAGGATACTCAATGACGAAAGAAGAACGTATAGAACATCTCAACTCAGAGATTGAAAGACTTGAGGAAGAAAGACCTCGGGGCTATGCACAAACTATTGCCGAATACCGCAAAACTGTAAGAACGTTTGAGCGGGATCAGGGTGATGAGTGATCAACTTGACAACGTAGTGCATCTAAAGAAGGTTATCGATTGCTTAGAGGCTGAGAAAGTAAAGCCACAAATACTTGAAAAATACATTATGAGGTTACAGCGTCTTGAAGATGAGAAGCAAGAAGAGAATAGGGTTAACAGCATCATCGTTTGATCTGTTACATGCTGGTCACATTGCAATGCTTAGGGAAGCCAAGGCGCAGTGTGACTATCTTATTTGTGCATTGCATATTGATCCTTCGCTAGATAGATCAGAAAAGAATAGTCCTATACAGAATACAGTAGAGCGTTATACTCAACTGTCGGCGGTTAAGTATGTCGATGAAGTTGTTCCATATCTGTACGAGCATGAACTGAAAGATATCCTTGAAATGTACACTCCCGATGTACGAATATTAGGTGAAGAATATAAGGATTTAGACTTTACAGGACGTGATGTTTGTGATACACTAGGCATTGAATTATACTTTAATGGGCGCAATCATAGATTCGCATCCAGTGAATTGAGAAAGAGAATACATGATGAAGAACATAGATGAGATCATAGTAGACTACATTGATAGAGAAACAGACGAAGATCATGTAGCAGTACTATTATCAGCAGGTACAGATAGCATCACATGTGGTCTAGCCGCACAGCGTCTAGGTAAGAAAGTTACTGGTTACAGTATGTACGTCAATGGCAAACAGACTACAGATAGTTTAGGTGCAAGAGATGTCGCTGAACACTTTGGTTGGGACTTCGTACCAGTAGATGTACCAGTTGATAACATCGAAGAAGACTTCTTTACACTCATCAACAAGTATCACTGTAAGAAGAAAACTCAAGTAGAGTGTACGTTTCCCTTTCTATATGTCTACCCTAAGATCAAAGAGAAAGTAGTACTCTCTGGTGTAGCGGCAGATGGTTGGTACGGCGTATCTAAACGTGCTAACATTCACTTCAAACATACAAAAGAACTATTCGACCAATTCAGAAATGATTACTTTGGTGCAGAGAATCCTGCTGGTATAAGACAACAAGAATATCTTGCAGAAGAGTATGGAATGAAGATACTTGCGCCATACCTAAATAGTGATGTAGCCGCATGGATGATGTTGCATGATCATGACTTCTTTAACAAGCCATATCAGAAAGCACCCATACATGAGGCATTCCACGAGATCAAGGGTATCAAAAGACGTAAGCATGAGAACTTACAATTAATTGCAGGTATACCAGAATATTTTGAGAAACTACTTGACAACCCTGACATAAATCTGTATAATAGACAACGAACAATGGATTTAGTAAGAGACTGGCAAGATGTCGGTCCAAAGCTTTTTTGAGGTGCAAATGAAATATGAACCCTACTACAATAAAGACGTTAATGAACGTGCCGCAGAGAAGCGGTTTAGTGTTATCAGTTGCTTTGCGGGCGGTGGCGGCTCTAGCACTGGCTATCGGCTTGCCGGCGGCAATATTCTACTTATCAATGAATTCGTAGAAGAAGCGATAACATCATACAAAGAAAACTACCCAGACACACCTGTCTTAGTAGATGACATTAAGAAGTACTCTGGTCAAGACTTTCTATCGATGGCAAACATCAAAGAAGGTGAACTAGACATTCTTGATGGCTCACCACCATGTTCAGCATTCTCTGTCGCAGGTAAGCGTGAGAAGGGTTGGGTTGGTTATCAAGAAGATACACGCAAGACTTACTTTGATGACGAAGGCAACATCGTACAAGAAGGCGAGTTGAAGACCAAAGAAGGTATTAAGAAGTACTCTGATGGTAAGACGCAGACAGGTATCGAAGACTTGTTCTTTGAGTATATTCGTGTAGCAAGAGAAGTCAAGCCAAAAGTTATTATTGCAGAGAACGTCAAAGGTATTACATTTGGCGAAGCTAGACCTAAGTTGTTTGAGTTTGTAAACTCTTTCGAAGCACTTGGGTATCAAGTTACGTACAAAGTAATGAACGCCGCAGACTATGGTGTAGCACAAGCAAGAGAGCGTACTATCTTCATCTGTATACGTGATGATGTAGCAGAAGCTATCGGTTTAAATGTACTGAACGTGAATGGCATATTCCCTAGTCCAACGACTAAGCATATCAGTATGGAATCTGCTATTGAAGATATTGTCAATGATGAAGATGAAGTAAAAGAGCTACGTGATTACTACGAAGGTTCGTTTCAGAAGAAGTTCTTAGATAACATTCCGTTCAGACCTGAGAAGCATCTCAAGCCTAGCAACCCACAGTTTCGTGATTGGAATCCTAAAGCATCATGCTTTAATATGATTCGCCCTGCACCTGCAAAGCCTTGTCCAACATTGACACAGCAAGGTCAGAAGAAAGGGTTGTCTGGTGTGTTTCACTACGATTCAAATCGTAAGCTAACTATCAAAGAACTGAAACGTCTTATGTCTCTACCAGAAGACTATAAACTTACTGGTACTTTTGATCAGAAAGCAGAACGCATTGGGCGCATGGTCGCTCCAAAGATGATGGCGGCTCTTGCTGATTCGATCTATGAGAAAGTTATAAAACCATATTATGAGGTAACAAAATGAGTGATTTTACATTCGCACATCGTGAAGAAGGGTTCGACAACCACATCGAACAAAGTATCCGTGGGTATAGCAACCTACACCAAGACGTAGTAGATTTATCAAGATACTTCGTAGATGAAGAGAGTAACGTGTATGACGTTGGTAGTTCAACTGGTAAGACTATACAAGCTATGGCTGATCAGAACTATGAGTTTGCACCGAAGGCTAACTACATCGGTGTTGAGTTTGCAGAAGGTTTCAAGGGCGACATGGAGAAGCGTGTCCGAAGTGTAGAGAAAGCACACCCAGGTACTACTGTAGAATTTATCTATGATGATATTCGCAATGTTGAAATTGAGAACGCATCACTAGTTACATCTCTCTTTACGTTACAGTTCATGCCACCCACTAGTAGACGCTCTGTTGTAGAGAAAATCTATAAGGGTCTAAACAAAGGTGGAGCGTTTATCTTTGCAGAAAAGACTGTAGCTAAAGATGCACGTTTGCAAGAGATGTTGACGTTCAACTTCTATGACTACAAGCGTAAGTCGTTTGACACAGAAGATATCATGGACAAAGAGCGCACTCTTCGTAACATGTTGAAGCCTAACACTTGGACTGAGTTGTGTTCAACTCTTTCATGTTCTGGGTTTGACTTGTACAAGATACAACCGTTCTGGCAGAACCATCTATTCGTAGGAGCAATTGCTATAAAATAATTTGGCGATAAGCCAAAATAACCCTTGACGTACTACCCAAAATACAGTATAGTATTAAACAAGTGATCAGAGCAATCCAGCCCGTATCACTGTATAAAGCAAACAGCAAAGTGAGAATAATATGACTAATGCAACAAAACTTTCAGCAGACAACTGGAGTGTAGAACTCTGGGCTGTACGGGACTTCTTAGAGAAGTCTCAAACGATTGACTGTAACCCTGTAGGGCAACGTCCATCTGTATCACCTAATCCAATCGGCGAGAGCAAGCCTTCTAAGCAACAAAGCATCATAGACACTATGATGTCAGGCGGTGATATCGGCGAGATAAAAATCGTCAGAGAAAACGGCAAATATTCATTCGAATCAATCGATGGCGGCAATCGCAAGCGCACTATTCTAGAGTACATGCGAAATAATTTTCCGTTACATAAATCATCTGTACTGGGTGAAGTTAAAGCATCAGAGTTGTCAGATGATATACGTGAAAAGTTTATGAACTACAAGTTGCGTATTGTCACTTATGATCGCTTGACTACTCGACAGAAGGGTGAGTTGTTTCGTGATACAAACAACACCACTCCAGTGAACGCTCAAGAGACGCTGAACTCATACGGTGATATTCCTATTGCAAACTTAATCCGTGAAACAGCACGTTCTATTAGTGGTTATGATAGTCTACCACATGAGCTGTTTACTTGTCACAAAACACCACATGGTAACGTTATTTACCCAAACGTAGCAACAAATAACACTCGTTTACGTCTTGATGAAATCGTAGCACGTATTACCTATATGATCTATGCGGGTGAGAAGCCTGTAGTAGCGCCTTTTGATGCACTGCAAGCTATGTACGATGATGCTAGTTTAACACAGAAAGAAGTCAACAAAATTGCCAAGAAGTTGAAAGCAGTTCTGGACTTTATTCTTAAGTGTTCAGTGTGGCGTAGAGATCAAGTTAGTCGTGGACTTTTGCAAGGTCAAATCGTTATGTTGTACCGTTTGTATTTTCACTTTAAGTCAGCATACGGCTCAGTAAAAGTAGAAAACTTTGAAGCATTCTACGATGAGTTTAGCAAAGCATATAACGCATTCAATGCATCTAACCCCAAGTTTCCAAAGCGAATTGTTGAGAACAATCGTTTGATACATGAAGCATTCAATCAACACTTGGGTGAACACAAAACCCAGTTTAAGTTTGATAACACTGTCACTTGGATTCTTGAAGGTATGGATTTAGATCGTGCATCTCTTGTTGTACTTGACAGCAAGCGTGTATTTGCACGTGAGATGGTTGAGTTGAAACTTGCAGAGCAAGGGTTCAAGTGTTGGGTTACTGGCGAGAAGTTAACAATGAAAGATGCCCAAGGTGGTCACATTGTTGCGCACTCACAAGGTGGCAAGACTGAGTATTCAAACTTAGTTGTCATCAGCGCAGAGCATAACCGTCGTATGCAAGACATGAATGCTAATGACTATAAAAAATCTGTATTACTTGAGGACGTAGCGTGAAACAAGACTTTATTATAGACTTCGAAACGATAGGGCAAAACGCTATGAAGTGTCCTATCGTAGATGCCGCTTTTGTAGTGTTTGATTGGGATCGGTTTCTTACTGATCCCTACACATTCGAAGAGTTAACTGGTATGGTTCAAACGACTAAGTTTGATGTCAAAGCGCAGTGTGACAATGGGTGTTCATTCAGTAAAGATGATCTAGCTTGGTGGCAAGGTCAATCAGAAGAAGCCAAAGTAAATTTAAAACCTTCTGAAAATGACTTGACAATACAAGAGTTCTCTGCTATAATATTCAAATATCTGAGAGAAGTCGGTAAGATTGAACACTGGTGGTCACGTGGTAATACGTTTGATCCAGTGCTGATAGAAAGAGTAATGAATGAACTTGGTCAACATCACTTGATGAATGAGTATCTAAAGTGGTGGCGTGTAAGAGACATTCGAACTTGGATTGATGCGAAGTTGAACTTTCCTAAACGTAACGGATTTATACCAGTAGCAGATATTGAGTATTGGGAAAACACGTTTATCGGTCACGACAGTACACATGACGTATCGGCAGATGTGATGAGGTTGCAAACTTTGCACCGAGTAGAAAATGATTATGAACAGCCGAAGAGGTAAAAATGCTTACTATGAAAAAATCAATAAATGACGCAACTCCCGAAGAGTGGGATCGTGTGACAAATTTAAGTAGAAATTACAATGCATCAAAGTCTGGCGCACAGCGAGAAGCACTTGGTGTACCTTACATGAAGCAGTTACCTTTAGAAGCACTAGCCGCAGGTGCAACAGCACTTGAGTATGGTGCAATGAAATATGCTGATCGTAACTGGGAGAAAGGCTTGCCTTGGCAACAGATGATTGATAGTTTGAAGCGTCACATCGATGACTTTGAACGAGGCAAAGATTATGATGATGGTCCTGATGGCTCAGGTCTTCCTCATATTTGTATGATCATGGCAGGTGCTATGATGCTGTCTTCTTCTGTCATGCGTCAAATTGGCGAAGATGATAGAATGCCTCCTACTAACGAAGAAGCTTTGAGCGCAAAAGAATGCGCTAAGTGGATGCAACATCAGCTAGAACGTGCTTCAGAATTCAAGTCACTTAAGGAGGAATATAAAGTTGGAAATTAAACTAGACCCCGTAGAACTAGCGAAGAAGAAACTCTTTATCGCTACACCTATGTACGGTGGTCAATGTTCAGGTCTGTACACTAAGTCTATGGCAGACCTGACATCGGTGTGTGCTAAACATGGCATTCCGCTTAGACATTACTTTTTGTTTAACGAGTCCTTGATTACACGTGCTAGAAACTATTGCGTAGATGAATTTCTACGTTCTGATTGTACGCATCTTTTGTTCATCGACAGTGACATTGGCTTTGACTTTCGTGATGCGCTAACTCTATTGCACTTAACAGACAGTGAGACTGGTCACGATGTTGTTACTGGTCCATACCCTAAGAAGACTATATCTTGGGAGAAAGTTAAGCAAGCAGTAGAAGGTGGATTTGCAGACAAGTCCCCATTTGAACTAGAGAACTTCGTAGGCGACTACGTGTTTAATCCAGTTGGTGCTGGCTCTTTCAAGATCAATGAAATTGCAGAGATCAAAGAAGGCGGCACTGGCTTTATGATGATTACACGTGAAGCTTTCGAAAAATATGCAGAAGCTTATCCAGAACTCAGTTACAAACCAGATCACATTCGTACAGAACAGTTTGACGGTACTAATGAGATAACTGCGTTCTTTGATACTATCATTGATCCTGAGTCCAAACGCTATCTATCTGAAGATTATATGTTCAGTCAGTATGCACGTAAGATTGGTCTTAAGATTTGGATGTGTCCTTGGATGAAACTGAAGCATATAGGGTCTTATACTTTTTCAGGTAGTTTAGGTCACATTGCCGCAGTTGGTGCTTCACCTACAGCGACAAAAGAATCTAATGAAAAAAATTATAAGAAAGACTTGACAAAACCGCTAGAAGATGATATAAATAAATCTGCTAGTAATATGAATAGGCAACAACGCCGAGCGATGAAAAAGGGTAAATAATGATGAAATTTAGTAATGAAACTTTGAGTGTATTGAAGAACTTTTCACAGATCAATCCGAGTGTAATGTTCAAACCAGGACAAACCATTCGAACTATATCTCCACAGAAAACAGTAATGGCAGCCGCCACAGTAGGCGAGACTTTTGATCAGTCTGCTGGCATCTATGATGTATCTCGTTTTCTTGCAACACTGAGTTTGTTTGACGAACCAGATGTGAACTTTGGCGAAAGTCAGTTCAACATCAAAGGCGGCAAGCGAACATTGAAATATACATATACAGCCGAGAACATGATTGTAACGCCACCAGAGCGTGACATTCCAGTTCCTGATCCTGAAGCAACGTTAAATATCTCTTGGGATGACCTTGAGAGTGTAGTACGTGCCGCAGGTGTTCTGGGCTTACCAGAAATTGCTTTCAACGCAGAAGGTGATACTATATCACTAGCCGCTGTTGATAGTAAGAATCCCACAGCCGACAACTACAGCATTACGGTTGCTGAAGGTGGAGACTATGGGAACTTCCGTATGATTATCAAAGTAGATAATCTAAAACTAATGCCTACCAACTACGAAGTTGCACTTTCTTCAAAAGGTATGGCACATTTTAAATCTGATAAAGTGCAATATTGGATTGCAATCGAATCTCGTTAATATTAACATAGGAGTACAATATGACTGAAGCAACTGAAACTCAAACGCCTGAAGGCGCACCAGACCAGGGTCCTGGTCTATCACTAAACGACATCTCTGCCGCAGTGCAGATCATTGATGCGTCTAGTGCAAGAGGTGCTATTCGTGGCGAAGAGATGGTGGCCGTTGGCACTGTCCGTGAGCGTTTTATGGCGTTCTTGAACCACGCTAAAGATCAAGGTCAAATTGACCAGGTCCCAGGCGATGAGCCTCCAGCACCAGAAGCCGCACCAGAAGCGGCTGAATAAAGATGAAAGGGGCTCTTGACGGAGTCCCTTTTTTCTGCTATACTGTGACTTTAATTTATATGATGAGGTAAGCTATGCAAGAAGAATTCTTGTGGGTAGAAAAGTATCGCCCAAAAAACGTGAATGACACAATCCTTCCAGATACACTGAAACAAACGTTTCAACAATTCGTAGAACAAGACAACGTACCAAACTTGTTACTAACAGGTCGTGCAGGTGTAGGTAAGACTACTATCGCTAAAGCTATGCTTGAGCAAATCGGCGCAGACTACATAACTATCAATGGTAGTATGAATGGTAACATCGATACACTACGAACAGAGATATCGTCATTCGCATCTAGCGTTTCGTTCTCTGGTGGTCGTAAGTATGTTATCTTAGACGAAGCTGATTATCTGAACCCAAACTCAACACAGCCTGCGTTACGCAACTTTATGGAAGAGTTCAGTAAGAACTGTGGGTTCATTCTCACATGTAACTTTAAGAACCGTATCATTGAGCCATTGCACTCACGGTGTAGTGTTGTAGAGTTTAAGATCGCTAACGAAGAGAAACAAGCAATCGCTGGTCAGTTCTTCAAGCGAGTAAGTAGAATTTTAGAAGAGGAGAATGTAGAATATGATAGATCAACTGTGGCAGAAGTTATTAAGACTTATTTCCCTGATTGGCGCAGAGTCCTTAATGAACTACAGCGTTACTCTTCTACTGGTCGGATTGACAGCGGTGTCCTGGCTAACAAATCTGTAGACAATATGAATGCTCTCATCACTCTGATGAAAGAGCGTAACTTTACAGATGTTCGTAAGTGGGTTGCTGAGAATACCGATGTTGATAGTGCAGTATTGTATCGTCAACTGTATGATCTATTACCAACTAAGATAAGTAGTACACAGAGCGTAGCAGATGCCATTATCATTCTAGCTGAGTATCAGTACAAAGAAGCGTTTGTTGCTAATAGTGAAATCAATCGTGTAGCCGCACTTGCTACACTCATGGCAGAGGTAGAATGGAAATGAACAGGCTTCAACAGCTAATGGTAATTACGATGGAAGAATGTGGTGAACTGATACAAGAGTGTAGCAAGATCATAAGAACTTGCGATTCTATTGAAAGTGTGCCACAGAACCGGCGTGAGGCGCTCCTGGATGAAGCTGGAGACGTTCTAGCCATGTTACAGTTACTAACGCACTCCCACCTCTTTGACTATATTCAATTAGAGGTTAGTGCGAAGAAAAAACATGAAAAGCTGAAAGTATGGAGCAATTTATATGATGAAGAACCCATTCAAGACAAAAGACAACTTGAACTGTTTGATCTGTAGTAAGAAGTGCGACAAGAACTATACTACTTTTCAGTATAAGTATGAGGGCGGCAAGATAGGTGAAACCTATGTTTGTGAGAAATGCTCTAAACAATATGATGTAGAGGAAATGAAACCTGATGAGCAACCCATTTGATTATGTAACTACAATCACGCACAGTAAGAAGAACATGATGCGTGACAGTGAAAACGACACCCTTGCTGAGAAGGGTTACAGTGGCTTTCTTGTAAACAAAGCACTGTCATATTTCCCAGACACATTATTACACGCAAATCTAATGAATCACTACCACCAGCTTGAGGATCGTCCTCAGTATGAGTTTTTACTAAATAGTATTAGACCTAAGAAGCGTTTCGCAAAGTGGGTTAAGGATGCTGGTGACAAGGATTTAGATGTTGTTTGTGAATATTATCAATGCAATAGAAATCTCGGGAAAGACTACCTTTCGTTGTTGTCCAGTGAACAGTTGAACATTATGAAACAACAACTAGAAACAGGTGGAATTAAAAAATGAATTTAGTAGAGAGACTTGTAGAGGTCGAACTACCCAATGATGAAAGCTTTCTAAAGATTAAAGAGACGCTAACTCGAATTGGTATTGCCTCACGAAAAGATAAAAAATTATATCAATCTTGTCATATCTTGCACAAGCAAGGTAAGTATTACATTGTTCACTTCAAAGAACTATTCATGCTAGACGGGAAGATCAATAACTTCTCTGATGAAGATCAGGGTCGTAGAAACACAATCGTCAATCTGTTAGAAGAGTGGGGCTTGATTAAAGCCGTGAACTCAAAACAGACTGAAGACCCCGTTGCACCTCTGTCACAGATTAAGATACTTCCTCACAAAGAAAAAGAAGAGTGGGATCTTGTCGCTAAGTACAGTATCGGGAAGAAGAAATGACGACCAAAGAATATCAAGAAAGTAAATCCTTTGTTATTCACGTTCATGATATTGCTAGAAAATACGAGAGTGACTTCTTAAGAGGAGTTGCTGATAGAATGGACGAGAGTATTGAAGATCGTAAATTGGATCAA